GTTAATGGTAAGACCGAAATTACGTTGATTTAAACATAGTCCTACTATTTCATTTTCGAATTCGCTAGAAAGTATATCAATATATGTGGGTATAATTTCAACAGGAACTGCATTTGAATCTACATATGTACTAAGAATTACAGGACCTGTACCATCATCGAGAACTCCTTGCCCAGTATTAGCACCATCTCCTATAACTTTTATTATTTTAACCCAAATATATTCTTTAGAATCTTTCGGTTTAATCGTAACAAGTTTACCATTTTTTGTAAAATATTTTCCAGTAGGAGGTATAAATTTTATTAATGCTCCGCTTGTAGCATATCTAAAATTGTTAGAAGTAAAACTACCTAATGTTAATGGAATTTCATTCGAGGTGAACGAATCAATTTGTTTAAAATAACCCCTTGCTTGTCCAGCAACATTGTTTACTAAAGTCCACGACGCAGATAAATCAGAAAGAATTGGTCTATCATATGTGTCGTAATAAAAAGATTTTAAATCAGATGATGTTAATATATTTTCTAAATTATTTTTAATTAAAAAATATAATTCATTTCTATTTGAGAATTCAAAATCAATTAATTGATTGCGAACATTTTTATATATTATACCATCATTGGCAAAAATATTTGTTTTACTGTATTTTCCACTTACATCATTAATTTCAAAATACTTGCTTATACCGCTAGATACTCTGTTGATACTTTTTATTTTTATTATTTCACTACTTATAGATAATGGAACTATATTATAGTCTTCAGCAGTAACCATTCTATTCTGAGAATAAAATGCTTGTGGAGCATTTTTTTGAATACTTTCGTTTGATTCTGTAGGAGAACTATTATTAACAGTATACTGTAAACTTAATGTTAACACTAAAGTGTGAAGTTGTCCTGATTTATTATAATAAGGTAGCTCTATTACAATGCCTTTGAACTGATCAGGCTTAATAGAATAACTTAATCCGTTACTTTGTCTAAAATACACTCTAAATTTACCTTTTGGTAAATCTCCGAAATTACCGTCAGCAAAATTTAAATCTACTTGATCGTTGTCTCGAGTTGTTACACTATAAATTTTTCTTTCACTTTTATTTAAACTATTATAAATTATATTATTTCCAACTGTAGAATCAACTTTTTTCCATTCATCAGTAAGTTGATCCGATAGGAACTGCCATAACCAAACGTCTGTATCATTTATATTTGTAGAATTTATTGCGACAATTTCATTAGAAACTGGAGTATCGATAGAAAAATCTATAAAATTTAAACTTCCTTGTTTAAATAGACAAAAAAATCCAGTATTATCACTTCCGGCGCCCTGATTGTCGTTTTTATATATAAAACTAAAGGTATTTTTAGGTTTAGGAGTTTCTTCATTAATAACATCAGAATTAGAAAAAGTTGATGGAACAATTTCAAAATTCATTGATGTCCCGTTAATATTTTTTGTAAATCCGAAAATTGGCAAATTGTTATTAGCACTATTAAATCTATATTGTTCAGTCAATAAACCATTAATGGTTTTTCTATCATACGGTTTTCCAAAAGTAAAAGACTCAGGTAACGCTGAATTTATTATGTTTATAAACTGTTGATACCAATTAGGATTGGTACTATCATTCCATATAATTGGAGAATTTGATAAATTTAATCCATTTGAATCATATACGTTATCTGATGTTAAAATCGAAGTAACTTTAAGAAGTCCGGAAGACGGTATATTTCTTTTAGGATTATAACTTACTAAACTTGCCAATCTTAAAATACTATCTCGACGTTGGGCAGTCTCTAAAAAGTTTTCTCTAGCGTTTAGATCAATTCTAAAACTTAAATTTTGTCCTAAATAAGCAATTAAATCAATTAAAGCAATATATTCACTACTATCAATAAAATCATTAAAATCTTCAGGATAATTTTCCTGAATATAACTTATCATTGTTCGTCGCAATGTTTCAAAATCGTAACTTTTAAAATCAGCATTTTTAAAAGATTGATATATTTTTTTCCAATCTTCATTTATTAAAAGTTTATTGTAGGTATAAGGAATCATAATAATTGATCTTTTATTTTTTTATTTATTTTATGTATAATGTAGGTATATTATCTAAGGACTAAGCCAACTTTTTGATCAAATGCTAGTCTTAATGAATCTGTTTGGTCAGTATCTAATACCAATAAAGTTAATTCTAAAATATATCCTGACTCGTATTCATTAACGTCAATTTGTAAAGGGCGAACTCTTTGATCAAAATTACATATCTCATTTATATCTTTAATTATTAACTCTTTTATCTGTTCTGTTAAAGGTTCCATTAATAGATCCCAAATTACACTACCAAATTTAGGATTCATAACTCTTTCACCTTTTTTAGTATTAAAATGATTTAAAATATTTTGTTTAATCAATTCAATATCGTAAAGTTTTGTATTGTTAGTAGTAGCATCTAACGTAGAAAACCCTTTATAAAACTGGCTAGTTTTTTGTTGGACTGAAATACTATTACTAGTATTTGTTATTTCTAATGATTTATAAGGCATAACTATATTTATTTTGATGAATTACGGCGGGCTTCTATGCTTTCGGGAGTAAATTCTGAAGAATTTACATTTTCATGATGATCCCATGGCTCGTGAGTTGGTACTCGTAACATTATGCTTTCTAACGGATCCGCTTTATAAAAATTGCCATCAGCCCACCCTTCTACGGTTTTTCTGTTTGGTAATTCAAAAACTGCAAGTTCTTCTGGTAACTCTGTAACTGCTGCTTCGGCAGCAACAGGACCATTCATGTGGATTTGCGGAGCAGTTTCTACGATGTTTCCTCCTGCTTTTGTTTCGTGAGAACCTCCAGATGTTTGATAATTATGGCCTTCTACTTTTAAATCAAAATTTCCATCTACTTTAATTTTTAAATTAGCTCCTATACTTTCATCTTTATTTTTTAATACTAATACTTTTAAATTTTCTTTAACTATTAAATTATGATTCCCAAATACATTTACATCCATATTCTCTAAAGATTTTATATTAATATTACGGCCAGCTTCTATGTTAATATCTCTATCTGCTCTGAAATTAAAATCGTTTTCTGAATGTATGCTTACAGAATCTTGAGCAAAAATATCAATTTTACCATTACTTGTTAATTCTACCCACGCTGTTCCTTTACTATTACCTATGTATATTAAATCATGTGTATTATGCAGTAATATTTGATGCCCTGTTCTAGTTCTAATTCTTATTAATTCATTTTGTCCATTACTATCACCGTCATCCATAACAAAACTACTTCCGCCTAGTCTACTAACTGGTATAGATCTAAAAGAATTATCAGAACCTACTAATCCTTTTTTGGCACCAGGACTCTTGTCGATCGGTCCCGGAGTACTAATACCGAACACTGTACTAGGAACTTCTCTACGAGCAGAACTAGATGTTGTTCCTCGCACCACATCCAATAACAATCCCTGAGCTAGCAATCTTTCAGCAAATGGATGTACAGGTTTTGGTATTTTACCTACAACTGAATTTTCTAGTTTTTGTGTACTTTTTAAAAATTCTGCTACTGGTAAATATTCTGTACCGTATTTTCTTTTTTGTTCTTGTGTTATCGCACTAGATTTACTAGCTGCTAATCCAGGAACCATATGATTTTGATATTGGGACTGAACACAACCGATCCAATAACCTTGATTTTGATCTCCATCAATAAAAATAACCATTACTTTAACGCCGATATCGGGAGGCACTGCCCAAAAACCGTAACTTTTTTGAACGTCGTTGAAGTCGCTACTATTACTACCTTCAAATTCAATAGATGTTGCTCCGTAAAACGGACTTAAATATTTTACAACATAATAATTTCCAGAATTTTTTGAACTAGCTTTAATTCCTGTATTAATAACTACTTCTAACATACCAGAATAAGTAGGATCTAAATTATTTACAACCGTAGCTATAAAGGGCCCAGCAGATCCAGGAGGTACTTTATTTCTACTTTCAACATTAAAATAATTCATATAGTATCTTTCAAACGATTATTATTTTGGCGGCAACCCTAATCTTGCACGGACTATAGGATCATCACCTGTATAAAGTGGCGCATTTTTATCATTTAGTTTACTGACTATGTTATCTAAAGGACTAGATACTTTTTTACCAAATTTTTCAACAACAGATGTTGAAACATTTTGACCTGATAGTTGTAAATTTCCTTCTACAGAAGTTTGAACTGATGATATCGAATTCAATTGTTTACCTACAGAATTTAACTTGTCCGATAACGCCGTAGGTAAACTAGTTATATTTGATAGTCCGCTAGAAGAAAATTTTCCTTTTAAATCATCTAAAGAAGCCGACGCAGAATCAAAAATAGCTCCTGGTATTTTTGAAATGTCCGAAACACCAAACGCTTTTGCTATAGATGCTTTGTCACCAGATTCTAATATAGATTTCAAAAATTTATTATCTACTTCCGGTGCCGGAGCAGTAGCATCTTGAGGAGTAGCAGGGATATTTTTAAGTTTATCTTTGGGAATAGTTTCTATTGCTAATCCTGGTAATTTTTTTAAATCGACATCACTAGGAATTAAACTCGAAAGTTCATTAATTTGATCTGTTAATTTAGATTTTAAGTTCCCGGTAAGTCCAGATATTTTAGATACATCAATTCCATATTTTTCTGCTAATGCAGAAGGATCAGATAATGTACTTTTTAATTCAGAAACTTTATTCGATATACCGTTTGCTATATCAGCAGCAGAACCTTTAACTGTACCTAAAATTTTTGTCGACACATCTTCTATACTAAAATTTGTAGACAATTCATTAGATATTAATTGTTGTGAGTTTTGAACTCCAAAATTTTTATCTAATGTATTCGATGCTTGATTTACTAACGCAGGATTAGATAATTTACCATTAATATCAGAAATTAATCCAGATGTTTTTAATCTGATAGTTGATGCTAATTGAGTTAAATTTCCTGACCTTACACCTGTTAAGATATCGTTTCCTAACGTAGTTAAGCTTTGAGTTACTCCGAGCACCTGAGATGCTACATTTTGAATTCCTCCTAACCCTCCAGGAGATGCTGTAAAATTAGTAGTAGGATTAGGTAAAGTTCTACCTGCGGTTGCTAAAGCTAAATCTAATCCTTCTGCTCTTCTTTCAACCGATGGTGATGTGTCACTAGCTACTTCTGTATAAGGATTTGCTCTAGCATTTATAATTTGTTTAGGATCAGTTTCTGGTATTTCATTTTCTAAAATTTGTCCAGGTATTCTTAATATTTTTATATTTTGAATAAAAAGACCGTTTGTAAAACTAGTTTGAACAGAGTTAAT